CAGCTTTAGGTACCTTTTTAATTACTTCAGATACTTCTTCGAGTACAGGTTCAACCGCTACTTTAGCTACCTTAACAACAGGCTTTGCTATAGGCTTAACAACTTTTCTAGCTACAGTTCTAGCAACAGGTGTAACAGCTTTCTTTACAACTGGTTTAGCAACTGTTGTAATAACATCTGCGGCAGCCTTAGGTATCTTTGTAGGTATCCTCATTACTGGTTTAACAACAGGTTCAACAACCTCAGTAACAACTTTCTCAACAGGCTTCATAACTTTTTTCATGAATGAGGTTATGCCACCCCTACTTCTCCTGTTCCGTGCTCTTCGTGCCATGTCTTCTTTTTGGGATTCCTTTACAGCCTCATCCCAAGTAACACTTGGATCTGCTCTCATCTTTGCTCTTGATTTAGCAGTTATTTTTGCTTCATAGCTCTCAAGCCTCTTTAATCCCCTACCACCCGTCATTCCAACATCACCACCACCTTCTCTCCATCTTTTTAAATCTACTCCCGTTAGAATCTGTTCTTTGCCAGTTTTTTTTAAGATGGGTAGAGATTTATATTTCCTTTTACCAATTCCCTTTGGATCAGCAGCAAATTGTAATTCTTCTAGTTTCTCTTTTTCTTTAGTCGAAAGTGACGCAGCCTTCATAATCCTATAATGACGCTGACGCAGCGATCGATTCGCAGTTCTATCTCTAGCAGCTTTAGCTTTATCAAATCTTTGTTTTTTTTGCAAAAGTGGTTGTATTTGTTTTTCCAGAGATTTTTTAGAAACATCTTTATACTTTTTGGAAACAACTTCTCGTCTTTTTTCTGAGGCTTTACTCGTATATTTTTCTTCGAACAGTTCTTTTTTAAGTGTTGCAGCTATTAATGCCTTCGCCTTAGCATACCTTGCTCTATACTGAGTTCCAGAAATGCCACCTCGCTTTAGTTTCCTTGCAGGATACTTTGCATTTAGTTTAGCCATAGAGTCGTCTGCTCTTCCTTGTGCACCAAGTTTAGCTCTTCGTGCAGTTTCTTTGGCAGATTGTTTTCTGTTATGCCTAAATTCTGGATACCCAGTTTCAGGATTGATTTGATTATCTTCATTGCCAACTGTATACTGCTCTATGTCAAGACCATCTTCTTCGAATAAGGATCTTAGTCTATCTCTGTCTGCTTTCTTTTTGAGTACTCCTGATGGTACAACTGTTTCACCTTGAGCAAGGTGACCAATAAAACTATCTTCATCACGACCAGCTCTTTCTAGCTGAGTACTATCACCTTCCCACGTAGCACCTTCTGGATCACCACCATCATGACCAGGATCACCCTCATGAATATTATATCCAAATATTTCTTTAAACCTAGCATCACCCTCATCAACCAGTTGTCGGCGAAGTCTTTCCATTCCCTCTTCTCTAGCAATTTCGATCCACGGTCTGTTTTTCTCCTTATCTATAATTCTTTGCTCCGCTTTTTCTAGTCTTGCTTGAAGGTCGTCATATACCGGATCTCCTGGTGGCATTAGTTTTCCCCTTAGTTTGTAAACTGATTATGTGTTCAATAGTGTTAATGACTTCTATTTGACCACCTCTAAATATGGCTTCATTAGTAAACTCAACTGAGTTTTCCCCCTGTTTATACTCAACTGGAGGATACTTTTTTCTTAGAAACTTTACTAGATCTTGGTCTAGTAGTGGTAGGTTTTTCCATTCCATCTGAATCTTTTCCTTCTATTTTTAATAGCCTTTGATCTATGTCCTTTAGTACTAGTAACATTTCTGCAGGTAAAACCATAGCATTAAGTCTCATCTTTCTATATACTGTTTCAAGATTGTGAATCATAAAATTAATTCTCCGTAATGTCTACAACTTCACATGATCCGTTTACACAAGCTAGACTGTGTGAATTAACTGTTGTATCTTCTTGTTCCCAATTGCTGAGCTCAGACCAATCAATAGAGTGTGGCATCAGCTCAATCATTTCTTCGTAACACTCTTTATCTATAACTTCAAAAGGTGCTTGATCATATACATGATCTACATGTGGTAGGAAGGATATACCTGATACCCAATCCCAATTCTTCCATACCCATTGACCTATCTCCATAAAGTTTTCATCTATATAGTTTACTGTAACACTAGGCTTATGTTCACACCAATATTTTTGATACTCTAACCATAGTTCCAAGTGTTTGATGGGACAATAGTTATCATATGTTAAAGAATCTTTTGGAGACTTAATAGGGAATGAGAATATAGTAGTATGTTCAGGGCTATGTGAGCAGGTTTCATAAGGAATACCTTTATCAACCATAAAGGAACACAGAGGATTTTGTGTATCGATTCTTACTCGTCGTATATAATACTCAGAGAATCTTGGATGGATTCCAGAGGATGTACCAGCTACACATGAGGTGGTTCCTGAAGGTTTACAGCAAGTGATAGACTTTGATGTACCTATACCAAGCTTTTCTGCCCACTCTTTATTGGTTTCTCTAGCCAATTCCTTTAGTTCAGTAAGTACTTCACGTAATTCAGGTGTATTAGTAGACATAAGTTTATTGTCATAGATACCTGTAAAGGATACACCTAACAAATATTCATCTTCACAGTTAGTTTTCCACTCTGGATCTAAATAAGTAAAGCGAGTACATGCTGACTGAACAGTACCTAAGATAGTAGCATGCTTAACCTTTTGTCTAAGTGTAGCTAAGTTATCATAGGGTCTGATAACTACTTCACTTAAGTTACAGAATTGTTTAGGTCTAAGGATTATCTCACTGCAAGGATTAGTACCCCAAGAAGATTGGGTTCTACCAGCCTTGTCGGCAATCATAGACATAGCTTCTCTATTACAGATACCCCTCTCACCTGAGCGTGAGTCATATAGAGTAGACCATTCTTCCATGAATCTACCAAGCGAGGGCTTTTCTGTGTATACTGCAGAGTTATTAGACAATGCTCTGTGTCCATCCATTTCCCACCACGGACCTGTCTTAGCTCTAGCCATCTCTCTGTCATCTAGATCAGATAAAGATATAAGAGCTGATCGTCTAACACCACCAGATATAACAATCTCTCCTACCATACACACTATATCATGTACTTCCAAGGAAGTAAGCTTCCTGCCTTCAGCACCATAGAATAACTTAACTACAAACTTGAATAGTTTTTCGAGTGGGTCAGGTCCAGAAGCTCTACCACCAAAGGTCTTAAGTCTAGCACCCTTGGGGCGTACTCTAGATACATCCCATGTGGGGTGAAAACCACCATACAGAGCTGATAATAAGTCATTAAACGAATCAGCCCACCCAGCACGAGAATCATCTACATCTATAACAAGATTTGTGTTTCTAACTATCTCAGGAATAGATGGTAGTTGAGAGGTTTCATTCTTTTCACAAGAGAATCCTACACCAGTACCACAGCAGAGTATATAAAGAACATCTGAAAGGGATCTAATCGTGTTTATGGGGAGGTATGAACAGTTGTAAAGACACGTATCGTCTACCTCTGCCGCACTTCCCGCTGTCATCAGGGCTCTCATGGAAGGGAAAACTTCTCTGTTGAGGGTAGAAAGACGTATTTCGTCCCACTCTTCTCCTTGTATTTCGGGGAAGCGGTTTCCAAAGTAATCGTAGTATCGGTCTATACATTCTTCCCAAGTTTCTCTCCTCCCGAAATCTTCTTGCCATTTACAATAGCTTCGTGTTACCACAAATCCTTGAAATTGATCCATTTAATTCTCCTTTGTCTTTATGACCCAACTTTAGGGCACCACAACTTAATTTCTTTACTTCTTAAATTATATTCTTTATTGGTTAGTATCTTAACACACCTAGCCATCGCAATAGCTACCTCAGTATCAGACAACCCACAATTTTTTCTTACTCTATACTTTTTGCGGGTGTATAGCTCCATAATATTGGTCTCCCAATCCTTTTTCTCCCACTCTCCTAGCATTGCGAGTGCTTTTTTGGGACCAATTCTCCATAAACCAGGGATGCCATCGGTAGAATCACCCATCATCCATTGTTGACAAAAGAATTTATAAGCTTCTTTGTTTGTAATGTACCTAATATTTTTATCTTTGTTGGGATTATAGTGCCATCCATTAGTACCCTTAAGATCTTTATCTATAGTAACAGCAATATGAGTACCCTTACTAGCATATATACCTAGGATATCATCAGCTTCTAGGCTGGGCAATAGCTTACACTTGTAGTTTTCTTGTATCCAATCACGAACATCTTGTAAATACTCTGGAACATAAGAATCTTCTCTGTTAGCTTTGTATAAAGCCCATTGCTGTCTTCTAAAGTTATCCTTTCGGGTACAAGATAAGGCTATATCAATTTTAGACACACCATCTGGTGTCCACTGTTCAATGAGAGAGTCTAGTTTAACTGGAAAGTGATCGGGATCATTAGCTTCAGCCCAGAAAGCAGTATGATATACTAGGATATCTCCATCAAGTATAGTCTTCTTCGGGATCTTCTTCATCCTCCTCCTCCTCTTCGATAGCACCTAGTAGCAATAGATCAATAAGATCGGTAATAGCTTTAGTTATATCCTCTATATGTTCATCATAGTCAGATACAACTGTTCCATTTTCTGGTTGAATACCACACCAAACAGGAACTAAAGAAGATACCTTGTCTTCGAACTCTCCTTCGTGACCTTGATTCTTTATGAAGTATTGAAATACTTTTCTAAGATTATTGGATCCACTGCTATCTATAATCTTAGCCATGTTTTCAGAATCGTGCTCTCTCCACTCCACTTTATCTACTCCTCTGTCACCATAAGAAAGAAAGATTAAAGTAGCTTTATATTTTATTCCAAGCCTTACTTCATTAGGATACCTGCAATCGTCTGCAATTATACATCGTTCCCAGTACTTAGTACCTTTCTTTATATCCTTTCTCTCTTCTTTTCTAATGCTGAGCATCTCTTCTTCGAAAAGGTTTACCCAATGGTCTGGGTCTTGTCTTCTTTTACCAGCACCTATTCGCTGACAAAACCTTCTATATTTTTCTGGATTCTCTTTCTTACCATACCCCCTATCTTGTGCTATCTCCTTAAGAGGGCTAGCAAAAGATAATAGCTTAGGAATTAAACCTAATTCAAATGCTTTTCTGGCAATTATGTTTGCGAGAGTAGTCTTACCTACCCCAGCTTGTCCAGCAATTAGTATTAATTGCATTGCTTTAACTCCTTGTATAGTGTCTTTGGTTCTATGTGATTCTTTACTTTGAAACCACATAATCTTAATAAATAACAGGTTATTAAAGCACACGATGGAGGTAATAACCTTGGAAATAAATACCTTCCAATAAAATACCAGAATAATAAACTCCTAGCATCACCGATGTAAGGATTCTTTAGAAAATCTGTTAGTTGTTTTATAGATACACTTGCTTCACCCATATCTATAGTAGCAATAGTTTTAGGGTATAACCTTTCTATAACAGCACGATCTACAAACTTAGCTCTATGTCTTTTATCAGAAGCTAATTCAATTATCTCCCCGTCTCTTTCTAATATTATGCTACAATGATGTATTTTTGTCTGGGTTAATAATGAAATAAGTTTAGTCCTTCTGTCTACTGACCTATCATAAAATACAACAGAAACTTTAGTTGGTAATAATACATACATCAATGGCACTCCGACCAGTTGTTTCCAATGTGGTACTCACCTGCCATTTGAACATGGCAATCAAGTTCATACCCAGCATCAATTATAGCATCAGTACCAAGCCTACCCACATCATCAGCTATCTCTGGTTCACATTCTAGTTGCCATTCATCATGAATAGTAGCCATAAAAGCTACACGATCTTTATATTTCTCTAGGGATTTAGAGAACTTAGTCTGTGCTAGCTTCATAAGTATGGCACCATCACCCTGAATCTGTACGTTTAGTGCCTTATGTTTAGCTCGACAAGGAACTTCTCTACCATCAAGTAAAGTTATAGTATTCTTCTTAGCTACTTGAAACTGACAGTTATCAATAAGATTCTTAAGAGCTGGCATGTTATCAAAGAATTTATTCTTTATTACCTTACCTTCTTTAGCTCTCTTACCTACAATCTTACCAATCTTTCCATCACCAGCCCCATAAATCAAAGCATAGAAGAATGTTTTAGCATCGGCTCTGGTTTGTAATCCAGCAGCCTTCTGATTAACTGTATGTATGTCTCCATTCAACACAGTTTCACCATAGTTTCCATCATCCCACCTAGCCATACGATTAGCTAGTAACCTTGCCTCTAGTCCCGAAGCATCAATACCTATCTGAACCCACCCTTCTCTAGGAACAAACAGTGCACGAGTTCTAGAATCTCCTGATACCTGTTGTAGGTTGGGTTGGCTAGCAGTCATGCGTCCAGTAACAGTACCTTGTGTATTAATATAGCCATGTATGCGACCGTCTCTAGAGCTAACAGCCCTAAGAATCCAATCAGACAACTGACTAAGCATCTTTATTGTATCAAAATATCTTACTAGAGTCTTAGCTTCAGGATACTTAAGTTCCTTTAGTACTTTAGAATCTACTTTAGGATTACCTTTATCTGTCTTAGGTCCTATCCACCCATACTTATTATATAATCTATCAGCGATCTGTTTACGAGAGGCAGGATTAAAGAAAGTAGTTCTATCCTTAAGACGCTTACCTGTTTTTTCAGACCATCTTTCTTTTACTATAGGTGGAAAAGTCTCAGACATCTGATCTTCAATAAGAACTTTCTCCATTAATAAATTATACTCAAGCATATTAGCAGCTTCTAGATTAAAACCAATACCATTAGACATTTGATCAGATATAATCTTAGCTACATCATGCTCAAGTTTAATAGATTTGGGGTAGTCTACTAAGAAACCTGATTTAATTTGGTACTCAAATATTTTCTTTGTGACAACTGTGTCTTGTCTACAATACTTAACCATGTCGGGGTGGTATTCATTAAAACCTAAATCATATTGTATCTTCTGACACTTTAAGTATTCACCCCAAGCCCTAAGAGAGTTGCCACCAAAGGGGTGATCTCTCCTGTCGGGATACATTAGTCTAGATACTATAAGAGTATCATATAGTTTTGTATCTATCTCCCCGTACAATCTTTCTAGCAAAGGTATATCGTATTGAATAATATTGTGTCCTATTAAAACACTAGCCGATCTTAACAGCTCAATACCTTCTTCCATCTCGTGTTCTAAGAACGTATACATCTTCCCTGTATCTACATCCATAGCACACATGCACCACACCCTAGTAGCTTCTATGATAGGTACTTCCTTTTCAATAGTTAGCTCAGCCAAACCATTTCCTTCAATATCAAATACTAATTTCATTCTTTATCATCTTTCATCTACATTATCTATAGCTTTATTAATATCCACTCCATCTATGTCGAGGAAGTGAACTAAATTTTCAATCGTTTCTTTAGGATCATCTAGTATATCTTCAAAGTAGATAACTATATAAGGTACCTCATTATCTACTGCCCATTTATCAATAACAAAATCATGTAGCCCTAGTTTATTCTGCATATCATACATGTTCATGCCTCTGTATACATCTGTGAAGGGACAATCTAATTTGTTTTCATCAGCAATCTCTATATCTAGACGAGATAAATCATACATGCTTTCCGCTTGTCTTACAGTATCATACCGTTTACATATGATTACTTTCTCGACCTCTTGTGAATTTACTTTTAACATAAACTCACCCATTAATTTGACCACATGACCCTTAGTTGTACCTTTATATTCTCCATGACATATATCAAATAAAGTATACATATCTAGTTCCCAATAACCTTTAGGATTAAAGTCTTTAGCTCTTCTGTCTTGTTCTTTTGTTATCTTAATATCATCAGCTTTATCTTTATGATAGCCACCCCACAAACAATGTTCATGCACCTTATACTGGGGCTCCCCTATTAAGGGAACACCCAGAAGGTGCAGGGTTTGCATCATTAAGCTACTACCACAACGACCTGCTCCAGTAACCAGTATCAATTATTATCCCAATCGTACACTAGTTCACCATCAGCATCAAAAGCAAAGCTTAATTCTCTCATTCTACCAGTACCGTGGTCATAGTAAAGACAGGCAGCAACACCGGACTTACCAGTTAGCCTATTCTTTAATACTCTGACAGTAGTAGTATTAGCTATGTTTGGATCGGGGTTTTGTCTGTCCCTTTCCAAAGCAACAACTGTGTTAGGTACACTACTTAGAGAACCAGAACCCCTTAAGTCTTGTAAGGTAATGCGTTCGCCTTCCTCATAAGCCTTGTTGGTTTTCTTTAGTTGTGATACCACATCAATACGAACACCTGTACGTGAGACCAATGCTCTTAGTTCTTTCATGATGTTATCAATAAGCAATCGTTCGGAGCTACCACCATCATAATCACTCATAGTGCTGAGTAGCCCAGCGGCTGCAGCAGTAATGTGATCTAATACAATTACATCTACACCAAGAGATACAGCCATGAACTCAATCCTAGCACATAGATTCTGTAGTCCACTGTTACCAAGATGGTCATAGATATAGAGAGAAGAACCTTCGAGACTCTTTCGAGCATCAGCGTATTCTTCATCGGTATAATCATCAATAATATCAATAGCAATAGGATCTTTACCTAGCTTATCACGAAGCTTGTTCATGATACGCTTAGCTCTGATTGCTTTGACGGGCTTATTAATAATCAATGATACCATATCATCAAGAGTTTCTTGAGGAGATTCCTCAAGCATGATGGCACCAACACTTCGTCCTTCTAATAGATGATTATGTATAATCTCTCTCAGAATTGTAGACTTACCTGAGCCTGTTCCACTAGCCCACAGAGTAATCTCTCCGCTTCGTTGACCGAGTAAGAACTCAGACAAACTATCGAACGGGAAGGGATATACTCTAGTATCTTCTAAGGAAGTACAGTCAGCTATCTGAGATATATGTACAATCTCATCAGGTGAGTAGTGTTGTGCTTCCCACATAGCCTGAATGATTGCTCTTCCTTGATTCTTAAGTAAGCATTCGTTAGGATCTTTGAAGGGTAGTATAGCTACCTTACATTTTCCAGGTGGTAACAGTTCGGCTACAGCTTTAGATGCATCACGACCTGCCTCATCCATATCAAACATAAGAACAACCTCATCATAGCTACAGACAAACTCAAGATTATCCTTGATTGCTCTAACTGCTCCGGCTGCTCCAGAGGGTAGACTAACTACAGCCCACTTGCATTCTAATAGCTGGGCTACAGACATACAGTCTATCTCGCCTTCAGTAATAACTAAACGCTTACCTTTAACACTCTTCCATAGCTGTTGACCCCATAGGGATATCTTATCAGCCTCACCTCTCCATTGGAAAGCTTTGTTAGGTCCTCTAAGTTTCTGTGCTACCATCTTCCCATCTTTATAGAAGGGAGCAATGTCAACACGATCACCATTTTTCATGAGTGATTGGTAACCGTAGAATCTAGTTGTCTTCTCAGTAATCTTACGATCATTAAGAGGCAACAGTTCTCCGGTTACAAACTTTAGACCTGCTTTCTTGTTAGGAACTCTGGTTATTTCCATAGTTTCTCCTTTAAAACCTTTACCTTCATGATAGCCACAAGCAAAGCAGTGCTTGCCACCATCTTCATATACACATAAATTGTCTTGCGAGGTGTCCCGCCCGTTGTTAGCACAGGCGGGACATCGCATTCGTTCTGATACTTGAGCCATTATTTACTCCAAGGCATCTTAGTTTTCATCCAACTCCACATTGGGGCACCAATAAGAGCACCTGCTATAAACACTACTGCTGTATAGCATACTGTTCCAACTACTGAATCAAATATTTCTACCATTACTTTTCTCCTTATAAATTCCCATAACTATTTTACCTGCCCATGCCAATGAGATCGCACCTGTTGCAATCACCACGGGTAGGAAGAACCAGCTAGCATACATTGCTAGCGCATAATTCAAAACCACGAATAAAACTCCCCCAATTAGCGGTCTCCATCCCATTCGTCCACCAGTAAGCACAAGCAGAGCCATGCCACTAAGGGTACAAATACCGCCAAGCCAGCCAAGCATAGGGCTACAACTATTAACTGGCGTATCAATAATTTGAATCGCCTTGTCCATTGTGCCAGTTGGTGGGCTAAACATTTTCTGTATTCCACTACATCCTCCTATTATTAGGATCGTAAAAACCCCTAAAAATTTTTCTAGTAACTTTTTCATTTTAGTATTCCCCCTTAAAGTTTATCAACCCCTATTATAAAGTAACCATCCTCACCTTTCTTAGTCCATTGTTTGACGGCATAAGTTTCTATGATTTGTGTGTCATCAACCCACAATCTTTTATTCATACAATCAAAAATAGATTTAAGATAATTATCAATGTCAGCCTTAGGTGCAGATAGTTTAGTTTTCTTAGGTTGAGTAACATATAGTTCTAAGTCTACCTTAAGAGGTCCCTCAAGAGGTTCCCATTCTCCCAAGATTTCCTCAACCAACTCAATCATATCTTTTCTAAATTGCTTATAGGGTCCAGCGAAGTAAGCCCCGTGTTTAGAAATACGGGGTCTACTCGCTGCTATTGGACTAATCGGAAACTTCCACTCTGGCATCAGATAGGAAGATCGTCATCTGTACTTTCTGCCATAACAGGCGTGGTATCAACAAAGCCATCTGTAGCTTCGAATCCACCAGTGTTATCGCTAGCATTATCATTCTTCTCAATAATCTGACAACCATTAAGATATAAACTCATAGAATTGTCACGAGTAAGAAGAGCAGGTGCAATACGCAAACGAACTTTGTCTCCACCATAGGGAGTAATGCTTGTTTGGTTTGCACTGGCATCTCTACAAGGAAATGCAGTTACATTTTTCTTAACGAATGTCTTTGACTTCACTTTAAGTAAAGTTTGACCTTCATCATTTTCTCTCATACCATTAATCTTTGTTGCACCGCTTTCTTTAACTAGCTTGTCAAGCTTCTTCTGAAGCTGTGCATCAACAAGGATTGTGATATTGTGGTTGGACGAGTCGGCACCAAACTTATCATCGGGTGCGTGTAGGTGTGACCATACAACGTCCATTGTTTCTGTAGTAAATGCTGGAATTTTAGTTGTCATCATTAGTTTCTCCTTTTTGTTCTTCAACTGATTCTTTCATTTTCTCTATTGTTGCATCAACATTACCTATGATACCCATCAGGGTAGTAGAAATGCCTTGCAAATATTTTTCGAGTTCATCAAGAGGAACCCATACTCTATCTTCTGTTTCTGGCATCACATTATCTCCATATACGGATGTCCATTTATTATAACACCAGCCCCGTTGACTGGCTTCTTAAGAAAGTTCTTACCATAATACATCAAAGTGTGGTCTTTGTCAACCCCACATGGTACATTAAATCCAAATATTTTATCTTTATTAGGACCTACCATCCAGCAAATACTAGCAGCTGAATGAACATGACCAGATACAGTACTCTGTACTCTAATCTTGGCTGCATTAAACGAGGGAACTAAGCCAGATGAGGCACCAGTTCCGTGTATGTAAGCCACCTCATCAATCACCCACTCATAAGCCCACTCCCATCCAGGAGTATTAAAGATATCTTTATATTCCTTTAGATACATGGCAGGAATACCTGCACTTGAACTAAGTCTATGAATACGTTCATCATGATTTCCTATGCAAACCCTAGCTTTGGGGAATGCTTTCTTCCATGCCTTCATCTTTTCCATCGACCTGTGATACTCAGCTACTGCTGAGTCAGCATCAGGATGTTTCTGGTGGAAAGATATAGCATGGTGATCTAAAACATCGCCGATAAATACAGTCTCAGTTGTTTTATATTTTTTCCTTAAACCTCTACAGAAATTAAGATAATCCTCTCGTTCTGCAGGTAGGTGTAAGTCTCCTATCACTAATACTTTTGTCATTACTTATCCTTTTCTTTGGGTACATACATACATAAATCTAAACCATTGTCGCTTGGTATACCGTTCTCTATAAAATCTTCGAAAAGATTTCTGAGAAAGATAGTCATTAAACCCTCGGTTGAAAATGTAATCTCTAGTTTCTTACAGCTACTTTTTGTATCTGCAAGCCTAAATGTATATGCTAAACTATATTCCATATCTCCTTCATTGGTTACTATTAAGTGAGTCACATGTAAACTCCTATGCAAAAAAATAATCTGATTCTAGAACCCTTTCAAGTTCTAATTTTCCTCGTTCAGGAGGATCAGGTAGAATAACTCCTAACTGATTCTCTACTTCCTTCTTAAATTTTTCTAATAAATTTTCAGAATGTATCTCTAAAAATTCTTCTCTCAAACAATTGCGCATGAGATCTACAAAGTTAGCATGACATCCATATGAATCGTGTATCATACTAACAGATGTAATACCATAGAAAGTTATACGAGCAAGTGTTAAAAACATATGAGCCGCATCTATACTGTGTATAAAGTTTGGGCTAATAGCTTGCATAGCTTCTCTAGGATTAACATCATTAGTCTTTACATAAAAAGTAAGTTCCTTGCGGTTAAACAAAGATGCGAGGGACCTACGTTTTTGTTGTTTGTTATAATAATGAACTACCTTAAAACCGCTAGGTGTAGTCCACTCTACGTGCTTATTTAAATCATTGGCTATCTCTATTACATCTTTAAGATATTGCTTACCCATGTTGGGTCCACTTAGAGAATTATCTAAGCTAGCTTTAATAGCTCTAGCTAATTCAACAATAGCTCCACCAAGTTTTTCTTTAGACACCCAGTCAAGATGCCCTTCTTCTTTAAGATATCTTTGTATGCCATAGAAAGTAATTCCATAGGGTTCACACATAGTAGGTCTCTTAGTAACTTTGCGATCAATAATATTATCCCAATGTTTTAAGAACTCTTTAAACCACCCACTAGAATCTTTAGTCTTTGTACAATACTCTGTTGTCTTATCAGCCACATACTGATATAAGTCGTGTGGTTCCTTGGATGGAATAATGCCTGTCAGTTCAGCAATCTCTGTGTCTCCTACTATGGCAGACCAGTGTTGATTACCATTACACTTGCCATCTATCTGTACTGGAATGAATGTAAGGTTATCATCTCTAGTAATATCAAAGATAGAAGCTAGTCTTTGGAAAGACTTATTCTTTTTAACAGAATCATCAATCCATTCCCTATGTTCATAAGGATCCTCTGCAATATCTTCTATCATCTTCCAGTTATCATCAACCCACTTCACTCTATCTTCAAAGGGTAGTTTGTCTTGATCAAATAGGTTAGCAAGGTGTACCTTCTGCCACCATCTGCCTCTTGGCGTAAGCTCTACACCATTAGCAAACATAATAAGTCCACGATCAAAGTCAGAGGACTGGGGACTAAGCAGTTCACATATAGAGTATGCCCTGCCCCTGAAATCTAGAGTATACCCGTGGTAAAAATAATCCCAAGGTAATAGTTCTTTGGCTAGGTTAAGTCGTATAAGCATGCGACCCCTACTCTGTTCTTGCTTGTACCAATTACCCCATTTTTCTTCTCTAATTTGACACCAAATAGCTTGTTGTTCTTTAGACCCACCTTTAGGGTACTCCTCATTATACATGAATTCTTCGAAGGAATAATAGGGTAGGTTGGCTAGCCCTGTGTTGTTTGTAAACAGGGTTTCCATTACATCTAAGACCTTCTCATTCACAGACCACTCAGTATTCATCATGAGGTTGAGTCCGTCTAGTACCTTCTGAGAAGGCTTAGAATACTTCTGTATCTTAGCATAATCCCCGAAGAAATTTGATTTATATTTTTGTACAACAGGCTTCCTTAAATTGGTATGAAGATACCCACCTGAGTGTTTTATAGTGTGGTCTTCAGGCTTACATATCATAGGTCTGTATACTAAGGTAGAAGCCTGAAGAAACTGGTGCCTATTGTGTAATTCTTTTAGTACATCAGGATGAAACTCTACGCTAAGGTAGCTGCGATGAGTCTTACCTCTCTTTATCTTATGCTTTGTTAGCATTATAATGTTCGAAGCAGCGGCAATCCGTAACATGTGATGACCAAAATCATGCTTATGTTTAACAGGTAGCTTTACATTCTTATTCATTTTCTTAGCAAAGGCTTTGCAACGCTTCGTAGTCCAGTTCTTAATAAACTTAGACTGTTTAAACCAATCGTCTCTATTGTTTTCTTTAGCTCTCTGAAATGCTATGATATCACAAGCATCCTGTGCTATCTGAGTAGCTATACTCTGGGCTAAGGGTGGTATAACCTTATCACTAGTCCAATTATACCCCCAATAACTACTAGAAAACCATGTCCGTATGACAGAGCGTATAGTTATATCGGCTATCTTTTGTGCACCAAGTTCTAACAGGGGATACAACCAGCGTGGAGTTCTAGAAGACTCGCAGGTTTTATCGATCCACTCTTGATAAGTATCACGAAGTTCTTTAATAGAAGAGTCTAATAACTCTTGTTCAGGTATCCCCTCATCCGGTGCTCTATTGTACTCGTTCCAATACTTATTCTTTCCGTACTCAAGCATCTCCTGCTCATATAATATCTGTGCATTACGACGCTCTGATCTACCCTCATCTGTAAGTTCATCCCACATCATTATTATACTGCTCCCAGAACTTTTTAGTTCTTTTAGTATGCTCTTCCTTAGTTATCTTACCAAAGGCTAGGTCCCAGTTCAAATCATATATCTCATCAGGCACATCTCTGTTACGAGAGGCATCACCCTTTCCAGCATCATGAGGTGAGTATATTTCTGGCTTGCTTGGTCCACCTAAACCAAGCTTCTCATGTTTTCTGTGCTTATCTCTAAGTTTCTTCCAGTGCTTGTGAGCATTAAAGGTACCGCCAAAGTTCTGGTCGTTTGTTTGTATCGATACTTCTTTCTTCTTCTTTGGCATGCATGTCTCCTATATTTTCGGGAAGCGTTGGGGCGAACTTCCCAACTGAAGCACTACGCTATGTTACTTCCCTTAGATTGTCGGGGAATAGTAAAGTTCCTAGTACCGCCTTACATTTATCCTAGTTAGGTAACCACGGTAAACACTTTACTACTTCCCTGTATAATGCCTAATCCAATTATATACCAGCATTATACATAGATTGTCGGGGAGTAGTAGATTTTGCAGTGCCATGATAGAAACGTCCTGCTTAATGTACATATGGCGTTTACTACTACCCCCCCATTAGATTGTCGGAGCGTTGAGGCTAATTGACCCCAACTGAACACTCAGGTGTGCTACTCCGTTAGATTGTTGTTACCTCTTCGATTGCGGTCGATTCACAGTGTCGAAGTTAACCAATACAGGACCCCGTTAAGATAAATATCTACATTTGCAATAGGCTCTACACCTGGAATCCTGTAGATAAGTGCTGATCGACTTGGGCTCAGAGGAAAGGTAACATTAGATTGTCAGTAGGTTACGCCTACCACTCGGACTGCCCTTTAGCCACACGACCGTCAGTAAAGTGGGGTATTTTAGACCCTATACCAATGGGTTCGCAGTTTTGTCACACATGCTCAGGTGAGTAGCGTCTCGTTATCACACTTGTGAACCGCACGCAACACGGGGTGCTAGTATAGTAGAGATGCCTTGGCTACGTGCTAAAGGTAAGCCCTAATCTCTTGAACCCGTCTAGGCCGTGGTCCTATACTAGCGTTAGTGCATGACGCATAACACGGGTAGAATTCTTGGCTGCATCACCGATCAACTTGTTGCTGATAGTAGCCTCAGTTGTGCGACGCTTTCGATTCTGTAGCCAGTTCGTAACCGCATTAGCTGCGAGCCATGCACTATCTCCTCCAAACTCCGTTACCTCTTTATCAAAGGTCTCAGTAAAGCCTTGCATAGTAGCCATGGCTTTCTTTCTAGAGTTATGTTCCTCTTGTGTGTAAGATGACCGTGCTGTTGGCACTTCACCTTCAAACATCTGATAGCATTCCATCCAGAAGGATTGAATCTCTTCAGCACTCCATCTCTTAGTACCCAAGGTCTGTACTGCTGAACGGAACTTCGCCTTGTGGTTCTTCCATTCATCGAGTGCTTCCTTAAGTCCTACGATCTTATCTTCCATGTCACCCTTGTGACGTAGCTTAATCATACGCTGTGATCCTTCAGTGATTGCCCAACTTAGTGTGTTGTTACATACAACCCTGACTGAGGTAGGTAGTGCTGATAGACTCAACGTACCATTGTGACTGTTCATTAGGCAGAGATACTCATGCATCTCATCGTTTCCTGCTTGAGAAGCAACTTGCCACTCACTATCCTTCATAAGGACATATGACTGTGCTCCATTGAACAGTGTACCTGCTGTCTCCACCTGTAGTCCAGGTACTGAGCCAGCAATGTCAAACAGTTCACTGTTCTGTACAATCTTATAGTTCTTATTCACTACACCTAGTACTTCTTCAGTATCAGTGCGTACTGTAGCATAGAACTTACTAGGATTAGTTAGATATTCTTCTTCATACTTAGCAATTAGTGGTTCACTAAGTACTACATCAAAGTCCATCTTAGCAAGACGCAAAGCATCTAAAGTTGTTGGTGCTTCTTCTACGACTGTTCCCAGTCCATGCCATGCAGCTTCACCAACATATACTGCATGATCATCCTTATACATTTCGTGTGACATAATATCTCCTATTGTTCGTCACTATATTTCTCCCAATCAGAGTGATCCCAACATTTAAGATCATCCTTTAGTTTACTCTTAGGTAAACGCTTGGGTTTCTTTGGTTTCTTGATATCTTGCTCGTCTTTCAACGGAGTCTTGTATCTTTTCCTTGGCTTTTTCGAGCTCATAATCCTCCATACCTAAGTAGAATTCAATGACATCACTAGCTGGTACCCAGCCAGAATCTTCACGATAGACGAATCCGTCGTCTGTGAAGTCAAGAATCATGCCTAACTTAAGCATAGTTTCTAAACATGTGTATGATATATCCATACTATTCTCCTTTAACAAATAGCTGTACGTAAAAGATCAGATCCTATTATAATATATATTCTAGACCAATATAATAACTTCATTTTATTCTCTAGTTATTTCGTATGTTGCATCCAAGGTTTTATTCTCTGGATTCCATCTAACAATACTTAGTTCAGCAGTCCAATCAGCCTCGTAATCACTACCAACCTCATCTTGTCCGATCTTAGTACCATGTAACAAGGTAGGTATTGATTGTTCTTTATCTGTTCTATACTGTATCATAATATCTTCTTCTGTCAAGAGCATTTCAACATATTTATCAATATATTTTCCATCGCCATATTCATAGTAGCCTATACCTGTATCATCAACGGAATAGTCTAGCCTTTCATTAATATAATCTACTATATCTTCATCATAAAGTATTTCGTCTATCATATGTAACCTCCAATTCTCCATCTTTAACCATCTTATAAAGTAATGCATCTATATATTCTCCGATGAAGGACTTAAGATTACCTTCGAGTTCCTTTTGTATTGTCTCGAACTGTCTAGTTATCTCAGCATCGGTAGCTAAGGTAGCCATATCTTCAATGTCATCCTCAATCAACTCGATCAACTTGTTGGCATCTATATCTGCCATCACTTGCAGTATTCTTTCTTTCATTCTGTATACTCCTCTACAGTATAGGGATTGTCACCCCTTTCACGCATTGCATTCCACTCAGTTGCATCTTTTTCTGCATCAGACTTCTTATAATAAACAGCATCCTTGCGTTTATTATTCATAGTCCACCACTTGCCACGTACTTTAATCCCCCACTTCTTTACGCCTTTCATTCCTGATCTACCTCCTCAATTCCTTGACACTCATCTTCACAATTACAACACCATATAAAATCATTGTATTCACCATCAAGGAAATCCAATAACTCTAGTGGCTCTTTGTTAAGAGGTATCATTATATCATACCCTTGGTGTAGGTCTGTGCTACCACAATCAACACATCGACTTATCATAGTATACCTTCTTTCCAGAGTTCATCTGTTAGTTTAGACTCTAGTTCTATTGCCTCTTCTTCGCCATCACCCTCCCATTCATTAGTTATATATTGCTTAAGGTGTATCATTTCATGAACGATTGTCATTATAAAATCCCTAAGTTTCTGGGTCTGTTCCACCCCGATTATATAACTATTTGAGTCTGGTATTTCTTGTTCACAGTATCCCCAGCAATCATCTAGAGTTTCAACCTTAACTAATATCTTTAGATCTTCTATATCAGAGAGTCCAAACTTTTTTATACACCATTCAATGGCTTTATTTGCAAGCTCTTTCTTTTCTGTAGAACATTGAAACGTACAGCTTATTTCACCATAAGAAGTTGACTTCGTAGGGTGTCTTAAGTTGCAATGAAACTTATTCGTCGAGCGATTCATCTTCATCCTCCTCCTCAAAGTAGGATTGATAGTGATTAACTAAGTCATCAACCCAGTCTACATCACCACATCCATGCAGCCCACCACATGCATGGTAGAACAAGGAGCATACTGATTCCCAGTCTGTGTCTTGTTCGTTTAGTTGTTGTTGTTCTTTGATAGGTATATTACAAGAAAACTTACCATCATTTATAAGCTGTTCATATGCCTCATTATCTAAGGTAATAATATTACACCCAGTATAATCAGACCAACATCGACCATCATTCAATACCATTATCTTTGCCATCTTAGTTATCTCCATACTATCTTACGATAAAGTTCTCTGTGTAGTCGTTTCATACCAGTATCTATCATATCTATGTGCTCAGTCTCACCCCAAGTTATATCATCATCGAAGCAAGCAAGGACATCAAGTATTCTATTAGATAAGACTCGCATCTCATCCCTATCTTTACGATCCTTGCCATCTTGAGACATGAGATACTCAAGTGCTGCCCCCACTATATGTTGTTGCATCTTATTCATAGTCATCCTCATTTATAAAATCTACATGTTCCGTATCACAATCATAGCAATAACTATATTCTAAAGGATAGTCTATACCACCCCTAACAGGCACATCATAATCATATTCTGTTGCTTTATTGGGATCGTATCCTGCTAAACGGAACTCTACTATTTCAGTACTACCACATTCACTGCATACTAGTGTCATTATTCACCGTCCTCTTCTTCAGGTATAAAATCTTCCCAATCTTCAGAGAGACAGCCTATTTCATGACAGCCTGACTCTTCACAACCACAAGTAGAACATGGTTCTTCTTCCATTATATCATCGAATTCTTTATTATTCATACCAGTTACCATCGCTTTCCATGCTATCTATAAAAGTTACAGTTATACTAGCTACTCTATTATTATGCAGTTTATAGTTTACGCTATAGCAACCATCACCATAGCCCGAAGATACTAATGTACCTATACCCTCACCTAATGGCTCGGATATATTATCATGATCTTTAATATTACTACAAAACTCTTGCCAATTGTTGACTCTATCACTGGCATCATCACCCATAATATAACAGGGGTCGCCAATCCAAATTAATCCTGAATCTACACCTACTTTAGTCATCTTTAGTTTCCTTTATGGGTCCATACATTTGTATATCTACATTACATCCACCCTCTGCATCAACACGGGTAGGATGATCATACCAACCGTCTTCTAAATTATTAAACGCATCCCATGCTGCATCCTCTTCCACATTAGGATCATCATTAGGCTCAACTTCTAAAGTTATAGTATAACAGTTGAGATCTTCTATTGTAAACTCATACTTTTTCATTAGCCTGTCTCCATCATTCGTATCATGTGCCGCAGCTTATCCCTAATCGTAGCAATTTCTGCAAGCAATTCACTGTTCAATACCCCAGCCTCGAAGTCTTCGAGGGTCATTAGTAACATTCTTATTTCATCAGGTGTTAGCATAGTTTACTTTCCAATATTCTTTCGAATATTTCTGGCTCTACCCAGTATTCTTCTATAGTATTCTTTACCATATCTATAGTATCTTCTTCATAGCCATCTGTTCTTAATACATCTGCTACCTCTACCCTAGCCTCGATTACATCAGATGCAGTGAATGTTGAGTCACCAAAGGTGACATGATACATACCATCGTGTGCTTCTAGAGTCATCTCAAGTTCAGATCCTTGTAAAACTGTACCAATAATAGCAGTTTTATTACTATAGAATGTTATTGATCCACCAGGATCACGATCTTTATTCATTATCTGATCAAACATACTACATAGATAGTTTAGTTT